GCTGATCTCCTCGCCGTCGCGCTCGGAGATGTCCCGGGCCGCGGTCCGGTACATGTCTGCCACGTGGTCGTAGAACGGCTGCTTGCCGATCGGGGTCATCTCGGACTCGGCCTTGGTCAGCCGGTGCCCGGCGGCCACGGACATGGCGTGCGTGTCGACGACCACCTGGCCCAGCGGGTCATCCGGGTGGTCACGCCCGAGCGCCAGCAGCCGGGCGAACGCGTTGGTCTTCGGCCCGGGCAGCGCGGTGTCGATGTCCGCGCCGTCCAGCACTTTCTGCGCCGCCTTCTGCGCCGAGCCCATCACCAGGCCCTCGCCAGGGCCGACAGCGCGGTTCTCGGCCAGCGACCGGGCCGCGTTGTAGAGGTTCACCGGCCAGCCGGTGCGCGGGCTGTAGGCCGACAGCATCGACGCGCCCTTCACCGGGTCCCCGCCGCCCAGCGCCCACGCCAGCCGGTACCCGTCGGGGTACCAGCGCCGCCCCTGGTACTTCTCCGCCTTGGTGGCGTTGTCGTAGCCCTTGACGATGTTGCCGGGGGACATCGGGACCTGCTGGAAGAACGGGTGGTCACCCGGCTGCTTGTAGGTGCCGCGGGTGCGCACCAGCCGCTCCGGGTCCGGCCGCTGGTAGCCGTGCTCGGGCCGCTCCCATGCCGTGCCCTGCCCGATGATCCCGGCTGACGAGGCAGCGTCGTCCGTCGCGCGGGCGACGGAGGTCCCGGGCCGGTCGGAGCCGGCGTCCGCGGCAGCGTCCTGCGCGGCGTCCTTCGCCCTGGCCTTCGCCTCGTCCTTCATCCAGGCGCCCTCGCCGGCGGTAATCCAGCGCTGCTCGCCCTTCAGCCAGTCCGGGTGCGGAATCCACCAGCTCCGGGTGCCGGGCAGCGCCGGCGCGCCGTGCTCCCCGGAGACCAGCTCGCCGGTCCTGGCGTACGGCCGCACCTGCTCCGGCCGGCCGCGCTCCTCGCGCACGTAGCCCTTGACGTTGGCCAGCACGAGGTCGTCGTCCTCGCGGACCACCCAGTCGTTCACGCAGCGGTAATCGGGCTCTCAGCCAGGCCGGGGATGACAGCAAGCACGGCCGCCGCCTGGTCCAGGTCCTCCGCGCTGCCGGACACCGTGAGCCCGCCGTGCCTCATCGACTCCGGGTCCAGCGGCCCGTAGACGTACCGGACGTCGTGCTCGCGGGCGTACTCGAACAGCTTGATGACGGCGAGGGCGTACGAGACGGAGCTGTCCGCGAACCACTGCCGCGTCAGTTCAGCCACCACTCCCTGCCAGCCTTTTCAGCACCTGGTCCAGCTCATGCGCAGCCGCCTGCAAGAACGCGCGCGTCGCCTGGTACGAGTCGTCGGGCATGTCCCGGACGTCAGCCGCGGACACGAACCGGGCCGGCTCCCCAATCGGCTCTGCCGCAGCCTCATGACTGCCCGCCCGGACAATGACCAGGCGGCACCGGCAGAACGGGTGCAGCAGCGGCCCCTGCAGCTCCCCGTGGTACGGCCGCGGCGGGTTCACGTGCGCCACCGGGGACCCCGCAGGCAGCCCGTAGCGGCGCTCTCCGGCCTCGGTGCGCACGTACCGGTACGATTCCCTGGGCAGCGGCACCGGGCCGCCCAGGTAGGGCGCGAAGCTGGCCCGCAGGCCGATCGTCACCCCGTTCAGCCGCCTGCACCAATGGCAGCACGACGGGCTTTCAGTATGTGCCTTCCACTGCTTCATCAGCCGTTCCCCAGCAGCCGCCTGGCGCTCAGCGACCGCGAGCACAGCGGCTGTCTGTCCGGCTCCCCCGGCAGTACTGACGGCCATCCTAGCCCGGACGGCGGCTGTTCCCCCCCAAGCCAGCAGCGTGTCGCGCACCGCGTCCGCGCGGCGCTCGGCCGCTCGCTGCGACGGGTGCTCGCCGGGCGCGTGCACGCCGCGGGTGAACGGCTCGCCGGACACCGAGGCATGAGCATGCCGGACCAGGCCGCGCAAGTGGGCCAGATTCCCGAAGATGCGGTCAATGTCGTCCAGCAGCCAGCGCAGCATGGGCGTTTCCGCAGGTGCGTCCGCCGAGGCGTACCAGGCCTGGCGGACTGCTTCAGCAGCTGCCTCGCGGGCCTCGTCCAGTGCCCCGGACAGCACCGCGTCGGTATCCGGGCGGCGCAGCAGCGCGTCCGCCGAGCCGCGCGGGTTAGTGCGGGTAACGAGCGCGAGATACCCGGCTGCCTCCGCCATGGCGCTGCGCACAGCGGCGGCCAGCTGCTGCTCCAGCTGGTAGTCGGTCACTCAGGGTTCAGGGTCCCGCGGAAGCTGGTGCGCCGGTCGGTGCTGGTCCCGTAGTCCAGGATCAGGTACGGGTCGTTGCCGGGGCCGTGCGCGGGCGGGTAGACGGCCTTGCCGTCCAGCTGGAAGAACTCCATCCTTTCGTGCTGCTCCACCAGACCGATCTGCTGGAACAGCCACCAGCGCCAGGACCGCTCGTTGTAGCTGGCCGGCGGCACCAGCATGTAGTGCCGCACCTCGATGGTGTCCTGCGGGCGCACGCTGTTCGGCGCGGTCACCGTGATGACGAGCGTCGTGCCGCGCGAGCCCTGCCCGCGGTACAGGTCCCGCTCCAGCTCGAACTTCCAGCCCGCGCGGTAGGTCAGCCTGCCCAGCAGGTCCCGGAGGATGTCCAGCCCCTCGCCCGGCGCTTCCTGCGTGATGTTCGAAGCCACCGACGGGCAATCGGACGCTAGAACTGCTGGAAGGGCGGCGGCCCCTGCACGCCGCCCAGGTGCTTGTACGCGTGGCACGAGATGGTGTCGCCCGGCATCCGGACGAGGTGCTGGCCGAGGTGGGGATGCACAGCAGCCGCGCCGCGGGGGAAGGCTGAGCGCGGCAGCGGCTGCTGCTGCCCGCGACCACCAGACCCGGTAGTCGTATCCATGCTAGCGGCCAGCTCCAGGGCGCGGCCAGCGGCGATCTCCTCCACCAGGTCCCGGGCGAACGCGGCCAGCGCGTCCTGCGCGCTCACGAGCCGCGCCCCTGCAGCGAGGACGGGCCGGGGCCACTGCCGCCGCCGAGCCCGGGGCCGCCGGCCGGGCCGCCGGGGGACGGCGGCGGGGCGAAGCCGGGCTGCGGGAACGGCGCCGGCGCGGCTGACGTGCCGGCCTGCTGCCCGGCGCCCTGCGGGGGCTGCTGCTGGCCGGGCTGTCCTTGCTGGCCCTGCTGCTGCATCATCTGCTGCATCTGGCGCTGCTGCTGCTCGCGCTGCCGCTTGATCTTGTCGTAGTCGATCTTGAAGCCGAACGCCTCGGCCTGGCGCTGCTCCAGCGACAGCATGAACTCCGGCGTGACATTGGCCTGCTGCCCGGCCGTGGCCAGCTTGTCGAACGTGTCCTGGACGGCAGCCTTGGCCTCCTCGGTCAGCGGCCCCCACTTGAACTTGGGGTACAGCCCGGAGCCGAAGTTCCAGTCCACGAACCGCGGGAAGATGTGCTCGGTGATGATCTGAGCCATCTCTTCCAGGATGCCCTCAAGCATCAGGAAGTAGGTGACGTCATCCTGCTTGCCGAAGTCGACCAGCGTGGAGTCGCCCTGACCGCCGCCCTGCTCGTTGTCGAACCACTGAGCCAGCACCGACTTGGACATCTGGCTGTTGTGATGGTTGATGAGCCCCAGGAAGTCGAACCGGGCCGCGGCCTCGTTCAGCGTCTGCACGGTCCAGTCGGCAGTCGGCAGCGCGATGTACTGCGCTAGCCCGAGCTGTGCCAGCGCCTTGACGAAGTTGTTCTTGTCCTCAGACGGCGCGTTGGGCACCATCGTGCCGACCCGCAGCCCCACCGCGGCTCTCTGCGCAGCCAGGTGGCTGATGTAGTACAGCTTCTCCTTCTTGTCGTAGTGATAGAAGGCGCTCTCGAACATAGATACGCCATAGAAGGGCCGCTCGGCCTCCTCGTGGGCATAGTAGAGCGCCGTTTCCTTGGGGATTTTGACGTCGATGGTCCTGCCCTGGAAGAACGTGCGCTGCCGGAACCCGTTGAACTCGCCCTGGCCGTCGAGCAGGAACGTCAGGGTGTCACTCGGCCGCCAGTCCAGCTTGCGCAGCGTCCACTTGTTCTTGTGCGGCCCCACCTTGGGCTGCCAGTAGACCATCTCCCAGGCGGAGAAGCCGTTGAACAGCGCCAGCAGCATCTGCTTGATGAACCGGTCGAAGCTGTGCGTCATGCCGCCCTGGCTCCGCGGCGCGAACAGCAGGTCCTTGCAGAACTGGGCCTCCTCGACCCCGCCCTCCTGGCCGTCGGCCGGCACCACGTCGGCGTTCTTCATCGCGGCCAGCAGCGGCTTGGTCAGCAGCCGGTACAGCGCGCGGGCCTGGCCGTCGCGGCGCCGCATGGTGATGAGCTGGCGGATCGACACCGG